GCAGAGAAAGTTCTATATTGATCAATGACAGGATAACCCGCTACATAAAGACCCAGTGAAGATTGTATCATCCCAGTCACATCTAAAGCACGGGCTGGGTTTGTTATCCCAATCCCGACGTTGCCGGTGTTATCTATTCTCATTCGTTCTTGGTTGTTAGTTCTAAACTTAGCAATACTACCGTCAAAAGTTACAGGGTAAGATCTATTGGTAGTTTGAAAAAGCGCTTCCGGAACAGTTGTATCCCAAGTAATACTAAGCTGATGGGAATCATCAGCTCCAACAACTATATTTGGATATGTCCCAGATGAGAAAAATTTAGCTATTGTCCAATTAGATGTGTTTACCTGCAAAGAAGCCCCTGGCGCCGTTGTCCCAATCCCAACGTTGCCGCTGATTATTACGTTACCAATACCAACACTGGCGGTGTCGCCCGAATATGTCCCTATCGCGACACCTCTATCCTTAGTTAAAGTGAGAACATTTGCAACCGGGCTATTTGGGTGTGCAACCCCAGCATTTGAACTTCCAAGCGCGGCGTACGTCATATTTCCACTAGCATTTCCAAACTGCCACACACCACCATAACCATTTTGACCAGCTAGATATGAACTTGTATAAGCATTAAATCCAATTGTTGGCCAGGCGCTGGCCGCTAAATAAGCATAAATTGAGTGAGATGTCCCCAAACTGCTGTCTCCATTTACATCAAGCGTGGCTATTGGATTCGTCGTCCCAATCCCGACATTGCCACTATTCAATATCGTCATTGCTTCAGTAGCACCATTGTCGCCTACAAGGAAATGCATATCTGCACCTGTTTCACCGACACCTGAAGTAGTTTGAAGTGTGAGGTCTGAAGTTGTAGCTGAGCCACCGATTACTTTAGGAGTAGTTATTTGAGTAGTAAAAACAGGAGAGTCTAAACGAGAAAATACACCAGTCCCACTTCCTGTATATTCAGCCGAAGTTAAATGATAATACTCATTAGTAGTCCCACCTTGCAAGCCATTTAAGTTATTATGGCTCCTTGAAGATATGGTTGTTCTTGAAATTGTTTCACTTCTCCAGTCTACATAATCATCATTGTCGGCAGTGTCTACTATACGAGCTTTAACTGCATTATCATAACCATCGCCAGTTTGAAAGAGAACAGTTGCTATTGGTCTAATTTCAGGGAATAAAATATCATTAGTAATAAGACTTAATATTTCACTTTCAGCTCCATCTTCAGCAGCTGTTTTTGTTGTATATAAATTCTGTCCCATTATTGCTATCATCGGTTTATCTTTTTCAGTCGTAGCACAAACGTGACATAAAACATAATCACCATTAGGAACTTCTGTTAGTTTCCAAGCTCCAGCGTTGTATTGATTATAAGCTAGTCTTGAGTCTGAAGTTCCATCTATCGTTCTAACCGAGAAACCAGCGTTTACATATCTTGTCCAAACAGCCGAAGCCCCCAACATATAATAAATAGGCAAGCCAGTAGTTGAAACAACAGCGTCTGGAGCAATACGTAAATCCTCATCAGTAACGCTTCCAGCGTCTACACCAAACTGAGCGTGTGAGTCTACGTCACCAGATTGGTCAGTAGTAATGGTATTTAATCCTAAACCACTTAAATATTCTAATCCATTTACAAAATGAAGGTAGTTATGAGTAGCACCTGACATTTGCATTCCGTGTCTTTCTTCTCCAACATAAATAGCTTCTGCTTCATCGGCATTCCAATAAATAATACAAGTAATTGCCTTAGTTTTGATTATAGTTCCCACATCACCACTTGTTGGATTGACGGCTTCAGTCAAAACTCCTTCATCATAATAAATAACGTGGATACCAGTAACATCTGTAATCTGTAAAGTTTCAGGAGATGATTTAGTATATTTAACACCACGTTCATAAACATCAAAACTAGAGACTGGAGTTATAGTAAAAGTTCTTGTAGCGTCTGTAAATGATATAGTACTATCATCTCTATCTTCAAAACCTGTTGGGTCTTTTTCTGCATCAAAAATATCAGTAAGACTGGCATTGCCTAGATTTTCATACAAAGGCATACCATTAGAAATAGTCTGTGGTGTTGTTTGGTCGAGTTTAAGATAGTCAGAAAGAGATGATACTGTTGCTAAATCAGATATTTTAGATCCGCCATCTTTAATTATTTTTCCAGTAGCACCATTAAAAATTGCTATATTATCTGCGGTAGCTCCAGATGGACCGGTAACATCACCAGTACCAGTACCAATAGCGCTTAAAGGACTATCAATAGTACCATCTCCAGTTAAAGTGGCATCTGTAGTAACCTTAGATAAACCACCTCCGTGCCATCTTTCATCAAGAGTATTTATTTTTTTACCAACTGTTGAACCTATTCTCATCATTAATTCACTTTCACTAATAGCAGATAATGGTATTCTATCTCTTCCTTTTAATGTTTTAATATAAGAAACTACAGCTTTAGGGTCTCCGTCTTTTCCTGGGTCGCCTTTATCTCCTTTATCGCCTTTTATTGATTCTCCCTTATCTCCTTTTTCCCCTTTTTCCCCTCTATCACCTTTATCACCTTTAATACTGTCTCCTTTATCTCCCTTATCACCTTTAATAGAATCTCCTTTGTCACCTTTATCACCTTTATTCCCAGTGTCTCCCTTATCACCTTTGTCTCCTTTGTCTCCTTTAATAGACTGCATAAACCCAGTAACAAAGTCAGCGACATTATTAATCTTTTTACCTTGTTCTCCGACTAACTCAGTCTTTAAAGGTTTGCTAAGTTTATCATCTATATTTTCAAGATGATCGTTTGTTTCTAAAAGCTCATCGTGCTTAGCGACTTCTGGGTCTTCTAAGTACTGGACTTTTTTAATAGTGTTTCTTATTTGTTTTTTGTCCATAGTATTGAAATTATTGCACTAACTACTAGCAACGGGCAAATGATTAGTAAAAAAGCTCCGTAACCTAGCAAAATAAAGTTTCCTATTTGATATATAGTGTCCATATTATTCAAATGAATCATAAATCTTTTTAAAAGTTTTATACTCACTGTCCGTCATATTATTGATTAATGTCTGAGCCTCTTCTGTTTTATTAGCGTTCATTAGGTTCTGGAACTCTTTGTATTTTGCGTAAACAGCTGGCTTAGCCTTTATGGTAGCCTTAGCGGTTTCAGTTTTTTTAACTGCCATAAACAATTTATATTCATTATCACTTAAAGCTATAATTGCGTCAGAATATTCTTCTCCATCTAATTCCATTATTTTATCATAAACTTTAGTTTTAAATGCAGCCTTCTCTCTCGCTTTGGTTATTTTGTTCTTAGAAACTTGGTCGTAATACTCAGATTGGATTAACTTTTCTTCACTTCCATATTTAAAAGGCATTTCTAAGGCCTGTGACCAGGCTTGGTAAGCAGGAATCTTCCCTTGCTGGTACTTATAAGCAATTTCAATATAAGGATGATTTACAGCCAATCCAGCGTAAGTAGCTAATTTCTGCATCTTTTGAGGACCAGTATCTGTCTGTGTATATATTTCTCTTCCAAAGTAATCTCTATTAGATAAAACTTCTGTTGAAGTCTTAATACCCATAGAGAAGTTTCCAGAAATCTTTTGACTAGAAGCCGCAACATCACCTTTATAAAGAGCGGATAGGGAACCGAATATGCTTCTTGGGATAGAAAGGAATGAAGGAAGTAGCGGCATATAGGCAATATCACTATTAGGCAGAGGAATCATTAAGCTGTCTTCTTTACCGGCTGGGTTATCAACCATTGAATGATTATTAAGCTTTCTATTTAACTGATCGTAGAGAATAGCCGTTACAATAATACCTAACATTAATTGGCGGTTTCTTCTAAAGGCTGGGTTCTTTAAATTCTTAGGACCAAATCCTTTAACGGTATTAGCTAAAGTATTTATAATGCCTTCACGGAATTTAGGAGCGAAGAAGAAAGTTCCTAACACATCTTCGGTAGTTTTGTCTCTGCCGATCTTTTCAACTAATCCGTGGAACTTCTTAGCCGTGTCAGCGGCGATCTTAATGGCTTCATCTTCTGGTAAACCTTTAGCAATTAATTGTAATTTAGTATCTTTATAGGTATCTAATATTCTCATCGGCATAAATGAATTAAAAGTCTTTTCACCAAAAGCACGATTCCATCCTTCACCTAACAGTTTCCCGTAGTTCTTACTAGCAGCTATATTTCTTAAAGATACTTTATTATATTTTCCAATACGACTTGTAAGGTCTATACCTTGTTTAGCCATTTCGTCAACGTAGGTTTGATTCTTTTCAAAATATTTAATAGATCCTTTATTGAAGTTGCTTCTCCAGTAGGCAGGGATTGCTCTGAATCCTGAGACTGCGCCTTTAATATCACCTGACAGCAAAGCTCCGATACCTTGAGTTACATCCTTAATGGTTTGAGAAGTAGTAAAGTAGTTTACTGAAGTTCCGGGAATACCAGCTGAAAGTCTTACTTCCTGCATAACTCTATTTATGCCAGCGGTCTTTTTGACTAATCTCTGTCCGAAGCCTAAAGTTTCTTCATTTCTAAACATTCCATTAATCATCTTGGCTAAATCTGGAGCAGCAAAGAACTCTTTAGATGAGAAATTGGTAGTGATTGGAGCCCAATCTTTACCTGCTCCGTAGAAGTCTTTTAACTTTCCAGCCTTTTGAAGGTCGTTTAATAAGGCTCTGTTAGCAAAAGTCTTCTCCATTTCTTCCCTGTAATAACCAGCTAGTTGAGAAGGCTCTGTATATTTAGGAGTTAATTTATATTTAATAGCTGTCTCGTAATCAGGAAATACACGAGTTTTATCAAAAGACGGATTAATCTTTAATCTATTTGAAATTTCTTCTGGCAAATCTTTTTCTCCTAACACAAATTCTTCAGCTAACTTATCTGGGACTTGTTGATCTTGCAGATATTTTATAGCAGCTTCTATAACTTCTTCCCTGGTATTGGCATAAACTTGAGGAATATAGTTCTGTCTATAGGCGGTATCTAAACCACGCTGTCTTGCTTCGGAGTGTAATTTATCAAAGACATCTTTTATTTTGTTGCCTAATTCACTGGGTCTACCTGATTCATAGTCAAAGATAGATCTCATTCCATTTTCTCTACCTAATATAGGGAGTTTAGCAGCTTCTTTGCGAGCAGATTCTTTGCCCAATATATGAATACCGTTCCATTGTCTAAAGATATTCTGGGTTTCTGTGTCTTGGAAGTTTAAAGGTTTTAGACTCTTTCTAGCCTCAACTACTAGAGGACTTTCAGTAATAATCTTTTTAAATTCAACTGGATTAACAAATCCTGGTAGGTCGCTAGCCTTTGGTAATAACCCAGCATCTTCTAAAGACTTTCTTCTAATATTAAAGGCGTTTATAGTATCAGTAATTTCTGACTTAGCTACTTCTTTAACTACTGGTTTAATAACCTCTTTAGATGGTACTTCAACATAAACATTGGTCATTCTGTTTCCATTATCAATCTGATAGAATGAGCCAGTTTTTTCTTTTACTTCTCCAAATTGAGAAGCGTATTTCTTATCAGGAGTCCAGTGCTGACCGCCAGCTCCACCTTGATACAGCGTGATATTTTCTTCTTTTCTTATAATTTTGTAATCAACATACGAGCCACCTTCAGAAAACCTACTTTTTCTCCAAACTCTAACAGTTTTTGGTGATTCTTGTGATTTGATTGGCCTGTTTATTAATCTATAACCAACTTCATCACGAAGTTTATTTCCAGTTGTTTTAAGTTGGTCAGTTTTAATCTTTCTAACAGCTAGATTTTTATTAACATCATAATGCCACACTTCACTAGGGGAAGTATTAACATATTGACCGTTCTTACTGCTACCTTGGTAATAAATAATAGTTTCATCTTTGCTAACTTTGCCTAATTTATTAATTTTAGGTTTAATAATCTTTTTATATAAATCTTGCTTTTCTTTAACATTATAAATTCCCTTAGCTTTTGAAGTAGATTTTTCAAACTCATTTCTAGCCTTAGACAAAGCGTCTGCTTTCTTTTCTAATCCTGCCTCTTTGGCAACTTCAGCGACCTTGGAAGGTTTTTCTACTGGTTGCTTAGGCTCAACCGCAGGCTTCTCAACAGGAAATATTTCTTCAGGAGTATTAGCTTTAATTTCAGCTAATATCTGTTCAGTTTCCTTGGTAGTTCTTTCTAAATCTTCGGCTACAAGTTTATCGGTTGTTAGTTTTTTAATAATAGTATCAGCTTTTGTTTTGGAAATCCCACTAAAAGTAGGCATCAAGGTCTGAGCCTTGGCTGGATTGTCTTTGATTAGAGCAACAGCCTTATCAAGTCCGCCTACGCTCTGCACTTCTTTAATTATATCCTGACCAATTTGTTGTTTAGTTTTAATATTGTCAGCGACAAATTTATCTACATTAGCTTGGATAGCTGATTTTGGCGCTATTTCTCCAGTTCGGTGTTCTATGATTGTTCCGTGTTCGTGATTAATAATATCAGCAATCTTCTCTGGGCTTTTAACAGTAGGGCTGATAGTAATAGTAGCTTCTTTAGTTACAGGGTTTATATTTGTTTCAGAAATAGCTGGCTTTCCAAACTCGTCTGGACCGACCGGTTTAATCTCATATTTAATAGTAGGGTCTAAGCTATTAACAGTTTGACCTGTCTTTGAAAGGGCAACCCCTTTATTAAGAGTTTCTTTAGCTACTTGAAAAGCAGGTTTAGTGGTTGCGGTTAATGATAAATCATTCCCAACCACCCTAGGTGTTATATTTTTTCCTGTAGCGCTTGAAATATCTGAAGAAATAGCCTCAATTTCTAGAGGATTACGTAATATTTCCCCGTTAGAACCTCTACGAATAAACCCTTGGAAGATAACCTCATTAGACTTTGGTTTAATAACCATCTTGACATCATTACTTAAATCTAAAGTCCTTGTTACTGGATTAATTATCTTAACACCTTCAGCCAATGGTTTAACTACTTGTCCTGTTTTTCTAAATTGTAAAGCAAATTTTGCTTCTTTTGCTAACGGAATAACCGCCCCTGCTCCTAGAATTGGATCACCAAATATATTAAAAAATCCCAATCCAGAAAGAACCATAACATCTAAAACATTAACATCTTTTCCTCCATACTTTCCAACCTTTCTATTTTGTAAGTAATTTTGAACTGCCTGATTGATACTAGCTGTTCCCCCTGACTGAGCGTCTTGCCTAGCCATCTCTATAGTAGAATTTATTAAAGTTTTAATAGGAACCTTTTTATCGCTTGGAGATAAGAAATTCACCGTAGCAGTGATTGGGATAGTAGCTATATCAGTTGTTGCTCTAACTGCTCCGAAAACAGAAGAAACCGGTCCTTGCGCCTCTCTGTCTATCATCGGAGTAGTGGCAGAAGTCTTTTGCTGTGTAGTAATCAAAGGAGTTTTAGCTACCTCTGCATTTGGTGTTATTAACTTAGTTGGAGGAGTATAAACAGTCGGAGTAATTTTTTTACCAAATAAGTTATTTTTAATAGTCTTTGCTAAATTTTGAACCGACCCAACCATATAATCAGCAAATTTCCCAGGCTTTCCTCCTAAATTTATATTTTTATCGCTTATTCCTTGCTTTTCTAATAAATCTTTCTGAAGTTCTATTTGTGTTCTCATCCTAACCTCTGGAAGACTTATTTTTCCAGCCTCGTAATCATTCATCGCTTGAGTTTGAATAACTCCTAATCTTCGGTTAAGCTCTTTATCAACATTCATAAAATTTTCAGGAATGCTCACACCACCAGCAGCAACACCAATTATATGATGTCCTTCTTGACCAGGTTTTTTAGTATCATTTAAAAGTCCGTATTTAGCAGAAGAAAGAGCTAAAGTATTTGGTTGTCCTATTACAGTATTATAAGCACCACCACCCAAATCTTTAGATAGGTAAGATGTTTTTACTTGTGATGTTGATGGTGCGGTTATAGTTTTTGCTCCAAAACCATAAGAACCACTCTTTGCTGGAGCGGTCTTAATAGGAGTTTTAGTTTTTACTCCAAAACCATACGCCATATTATTTTATAATTATCCTGTCGTCTTTTGTTTCTTTTTTAGTCACGTAATTAGGATTATTTGGATTTAAATAACCTCGGAATTTAGTATCAAATGTAGTTGAAGAACCACCAGCATCAACCCATTGTTTTCTTAAAAGTTGATGGTCTTGAGGAGAAATAAATCTATCTGCTCCAGTTACATCATTTATAGCTTGTGTCATTTCTGATAAAGCAGTTTTTTCGTTAAAACCGATCGGTTCATTCTTCCCATACAAGAAGTTTAATTGGTTTTGTCTAGATGCCTTGGATAAACCAGCTTGTTCAAGTTTTTTCTTTTCCGTAGGAGTAAATGAAGTAGTAGAAGGAATAGAGGTTTTAGGCGCCGAAGATATAGGTGTTCCATCTGGATTTACCTTTTCTCCTTTAGCATTCCACCAAGTAACTTGCCCCTTATAAACAGTCTTAGTTAATTTATTAGCTTCTGCTTTAGCTTTTTCTTCTTCAGCTGTTCTTTTAGCTTCTAAGGTGTTGTAAGCACCAATTAAGATATTAGGGTCAATATTAATAGCAGCAGCCACATTAGTAATAGTCTGTTGGTCTTGAGCCTGGTCTCCAGTTAAAGCATTCATAAGTAAAGGAGCTCCAGTTGTTTCAGCAATATCAGCTTGAAGTTTCTGTTGGTTAAGTTTAGCAGTAACAGCGTCTTCGGCGTCTTTAGCAGCTTGTCTGACGGCATTATTAGTATCAATAATAGCTTGTCTTTTTTCTCTTAAAGTATTGGCTATATTGTCGTATTGCTGAGAAATCATCTCATAATCTTTAGATTTAAATGCTTCTTTTAATTGAGAAATAGCACTTAAAGCTTTAGCTTCTAAATCAGCAATCTTTCTTACTCCTTGATCAATTGCATCTTTAGCAATTCCTATTTGTTCTTCTCCAGCATAGCGATAACGACCAGAAGTTTCACCAAGTCTTGCGGTTGCTCCTTGAAAGTTTTGATTAGCAACTCTTTGTTCATCTATTAATTTATCAAAAGCTAACCTCATTGCACTTACTTGAGCTTGTTCTTCTGGGTCTAAGACAAAATTACCGTTAATAATATTATCCATCTCAGTATCGTATTTATCTCTTTCTGCTTCTAAGTCTTGGATTTCTTTATATTGAGTAGGAGTTCCGTCTTCGTTATAAAGAGGATTGCCATTAATATCAAATTTAGTTCTATCTAATTTATTATCTGGAGCTTTAGGAGCTTCTGTAGGAGCCGCAGTGGGAGTGGCCATAGGAGCTAAACCAGAAGGCATCCAACCATTTCCTTTAGCGTGTTCTACATTAGCGAGGTCAGCTTCACTAGGATTGCCAGCTTGAATTCTTTGATAAGCAGCTTCTAGTTCTTGGTCTTTACTCATTCCAGAAGGAGATTTTTCATTTCCATAGTTAGACGTATCTGTTTTACCTTTAGCAAGTTCTGCTTTAAGACTTTCTAATAACATATTAGTTTTAGTCTTATCACCAGCTTGAGTTAAAGCTGCGCCGGTGTTAGCTTTATTTTGGTCAGTAACTATCTTCTGAGCAGCAGCATTAGCTTTATTCTGAGCATTAATAATATTTTGATTTTGAATTCCTGTGTTCCAATTATTAAGATCAGATTTAATAGTATTTAAATTAGAAGAAGCAGCTCCTGAGGTTACCACTGAAGGTTGATTCATTGAAGCTGTGTAGCCTTTAGGTCGCACGATAGCAGTAGAAGTGCCATTAGGATTAGTAATAGTTTCTACGTCTTGTCTTGCGGGGGTATTAGCGGTTGCTAAAAGCTTTGTTTGAAGCTGAAGATTAGCAGCTGAAGAACCGGCCGGAGAGGTAACTCCATAAGTTTTATAAGCACTTGGATCACTTCCCCATTTTTTACCGGTAATCCGTTCGTAGGTTTGATAGGGTAATTCGTTTGTTTTCATAGTTGACATATTTTTATATCTAATCAATGTGTTTAAAATTCCGTATTGTTACCTACGTAGTAACCACCTCCTCCACCGCCACCGCCAGAGCTATATCTATCATTTGTTTGATCATCTCCGCCAATTCCTCCGCCTCCACCGCCACCGCCACCAGCACCGGCACCACCAGAACCGCCAGTATCAGAATGCGATTCGTATCCTCCGGCACCACCCTGTGAAATTCCATAAGTTGTAATAATTCCAGCGGTACCTCCGGCACCACCGCCTATTGGACTCAGTTTAGAAACATCTCCACCCTTCCCACCGGCAGCTAATATTGTTCCCGTATTTGCTGTAACTGTGGTATATAAAATAATCACGCAACCGCCACCGCCACCGCCACCTGAAGAGGCACTGGTAGTATTTACAGCTGCCATACCCGAGGCGTCTATTGTTGATGTAAAATTAAGAGCTCCTCCGCATTCAATATATAGTCCGCCGGCACCACGTCCGCCGGCACCACTCCCACTACCACCGCCCGCACCGCAACCTACTTTAATTATTTTTCCGTCTATTCCAACGTTCCAAAAAGCACCTGTACCACCCACGCTATTAGAAGCGTTGGCGCCAGCTGTCGCTAACCCAAAAAGACCATAAGCATTCGTAATTAAAGCTGACCCTAATGACTTTAAGTCTATAGCAGGTACTTGCGCGCTTGTAATAGTTACGTCACCTAAAACCTTTAAAATAAGGATTGTTCCGTTAGCTGAAGGGTTACTAAACTTTAAATCTGTATTCCCCGTAATTGTTATAGAGCTGTATTGTTTTTTAAATAAAATTGCGCTACCTAAGTCTATTGTAGTTGTTCGTCCTCTAGTGAATGCCTGGTTAACTACATCTGGCGAATAAGCTACGCCTACGGTTAAATGCGTATTATCTGTAATAACTGTAATTGTTTTTACAACAGCGCCAACTATAATTCTATCGCCTACAGTAAATTCTGTAGTAAATAAAGTTCCGTTACCTAAAACTGACGCCCCTGTTGATGTAATCGTTCCCGTGCCTACTAGGTTTTGTAAAGTTAAAGCCCCGTCAGATCCGTCACCAGCAAATTTTAATTTTGAATTTAATACAGCAGTAGTAGCTATATCTGTTCTATAAACTGAGGGTACAAAAAACTTTTGGATATACCCATTTACGGAGTCACTATTTTCCTTAATCGATATTTCATTCAATCTATGATAAATTTCGGCAAGCATTATATCTCCTGACACAGGAGACGGAATAGAAGGAGAAGCTGCTGGAGTACCAGGACGAATAACTAAAATAGAATTAATGGTGTCATATACTAAGATATCAATTTTAGGATTTGTGTTAGCCGTCCATACGTTCCCAGTTCCAGCCATAGTCTCAGTTACTGTAAGCGTCGTCGATCCAGTTTTTTTAATGGTTATTTTGGAACTTAAATCGTCAATAGCCGAAGTACCTGACATCAAGGTTTGATTACCGGCAGAGAGAGCTACATGGTTTGAGTTTGTAGAATTAGGATTATTTATTAAATCAGCCAAATTTGCTCTAGCGGTTGCGACAGTAGCACCTATCAATACTTGTCCAGCTACAGCACTAAGTGTTGCTTTAAAAGTAAAGATTACTCCGTTGATAGTTACGGTTTCATTATCACTAGTAATTATTACAATTCCCAAATCGCCGATATTTTGAGGAGGAGTGAAAACAGGAGAATCTCCGCCAGTATAATCAACAATTTTGTCTCCTTCAGCAATTTTGAAAGGTAAAACTTTTAAAGTCATGCCTGGAGTAGCTTGTTCCTGGACTAAGGTTTGATATGTTCGAGGTTTTCCATTATTTGCTTTGTCGGTTTTAATTACGCCAGCAGTAGTATTTGAAGCTGTGCCGATAGCTCCAGTAAATACATCATCAGCGTATTTTTTAGTAGCAAATTCTTCATCATCTGTTGGAGCAACAGCCGCACTATCCATACGAGGATAATTAGGAGAAGTAAAAGTCCAAACTCCAGTTACAGTTTCATCATTAGCTTTTCCACTAATTGACTCATAAAATCCTGCGGTATTAGATAAAACAAAGATTGAACCGCCAGCGTGACTTCTTAAAAGACCAGCAGTCTGCGTATAAGGAGCTTTACCTAGTTGATTTTTAACTCCAGTCAAAGTGGCCGTACCGTTAGCATTTTGAGTAATCCCAGTAAAAGTAATAGATTCTTCTTGACCAGAAGAGCCAGGCTCTATTGTCCCAAATCCTAAAGAACCTAAATCAGTCATTGCGATTGTATTACCTTCTAAATCGACTAATGAAGAAAGTATTATTGATGTAGCGCCTAAAACAGCTCCAGCTCCGTAAAGAGATGTTGCTTGCGTTTGAAGTGGTTTAAACGTATCCGCCATATTTTTACTAATATTAAATTAATCTTGTATATTTAAACTAATATCTTTTCCGTGAATTAGTCTTGGACCATAAGCTAAAATCTCCCAGTTCATATCTACTCCAGTACTCTTATAATAAGTACAGTGCTCATAAAAATAATTAGGAACAAAAGTTTTAGCCCATCTAAATTTAGGAGGTAAGGCTGGAATTGCATTTTTACTTCCGCCTAAAGGATTAATACCTAAAGGAACTTTACCTAAAGGAGCATCAGATTTATATTTACAAACAAAAGCTGAATTTCCAAGTAAAGGATATTCAATTGTTGAAGCACAACCATCTATTTCATAAATAATTCCTAAATTAAGAGTTGTATTAGCTGAGATATATCCTTCTGTATAAAATTGATTAAAACCTTTAAGCGCCGCTCTGTCACCATAATTTTGATAAGAAAGAACAGCAACAGCGTTATAAGAACTACCATCAAAACTACCTCCATCAAATAATTTATAAGTCTCTGGATTAGAGAAAGAATGACCATAAAGTTCGCCGTCTATTACTGAAAACATACCGACAGGATAAGTAATAGGAGCCTCCCAGTATTGATTATCTGCTTTTGTTTGATTATAAATACGGATTAAACCTTCACTAGGAACTGAAACATATATAAAGTTCTTATGGTATTTACAAGACCCACCAGTAAAATTATAAGAGTTAAAGTCATCAATAATAGTCCAAGAGATATCAGAAGATTGAGGTGTCGAAATTACACCAGAAACTCTTCCTAAAGTAGTTAAAACTGGTTCATTTGAAACAAATATAACATTGTTTTTATCCTTAGTTATAAACTCTTGGCTATAAGCTGCCTGTCTTGAAGTTGTCTTAAGTCTATCAATATCTAAAGCTTCTTTAGCGTTATCAGAACTTAAAGCAAATTTAGTATTATACCATTGGTCTTTGCCAGCCGAGATATACATCGCATCTTCTTGCGGTACAAAACCAGTAATATTAGCGTCTAAATGCAAGAGTCCACCTTCTCCAACAACTCTAACGGTAGAAACAGAACAATCTTTGTAATTATTTAGTTTTGAAATATAAACATCATTTTCAACTTCTGAGGCATAATAAACTTGATTTTTAAATGTAGCGATATAAGAGTTAGGTAAAGTGTCTGGAAGAGTTGTTATAGAACTATTAGGAACAGTAGTTAAACTCTGAAAAGTCATATCTCCAGCTATTGGAACGTTTGCTCCTTGAGCAGTTGGGTCTGGAGTTACTCCAGTTAAAGTTAATGTTCCTTGTCCACCGGTATAAGTATATTCAACACCTCTAATCATTATTTTTCTATTATTTGTTCCATTAAATCCCATTTCAGACCAATATTTAACACCCTCTTTAGTAATTGTATTAGTTGTTACAGAAGCAACTGTTGTTATTGCTCCAGTCCATTCATAAACATTAGCGGTATTATCAACCATTAAAATAAGGTCATTCTTTTCAGTGGTAAAGTCAAAGAATTTAGTATAACGGATTAAACCTCTATCTAAACTACTGCTTAAAGTTTCCCAAGTAACAGCACCAGCAGAATCAACATATCTGAATTGGACAACACCGTTTCCGGTTGTCGGATCTGTATAAGAACGAAGATGTCTTTCTTCTCCATAATTCATATCAGTATCATAAGAAGATTCAATCCCAGCAGAAATAGTAGTTCCATCTTGACCATCTAAAGTATAACCTTTAACAATCCCGACCCTTCCGTTAGTTTTAGTTATAACATTTTGACTCCCACTAATAAGAACGCCAGCCGGTAAGTTAGTAATATCTTTTCTAGATTGATAGCCCAGAAAGTCTTTAGTTAATATAAATGATTTTGTTGCGTCGATTGACATACTTATCTTGTTAATCTAAATGATGCCCACTGAGAATATCCGCTATTAGGCTTGCGATAATAAGTTGAGTGGGGAAGTATTGTTTCTCCTTTATAAAGGTCTCTGTATCTCTTTATTCCATTTTTATATTCATCTAAGAAGAATTTAGCATCAAATTGAAGAGCTGAATAACCTTGTTGTTGCTGAGCTGTATAATAAGCTACTAAATTTAAGATAAGGTTATAAGCTTCAGTGTCTAGATTTACGAGGTCAGAATCGTCTACTATTCTTTCTTGAAAGGCATTAGTCGTTGGATTTCTGAACATATACTTAGAATAGTACTCGATTTCCCAGATACGCCCTAATTGGCTCACTATGGAGTTTATTTTAACAGATGTCTGTAATGTTGAGTCATAGGTGAAAGTGGCCTCTACGAAGCCCGTAGTGGCACTAGATGGACTTCCTACCTTAGTTGCTGTGTTCCAATCAACACCTATCAAATTCCAACCATTTACGAAGGCATTTCCTTGATATGTTTCTGTTTCTATCCCAGTCCAGTAATTAGATGAATCTGTTCCCCATTTAAGAATTACATTAGTGAAAGAAGTGGCAGTTGGAAGATAAACCCAAGCAAATATAATTGACTGATTTTCGTGGTCTGTAAGGTCAACCGAATCGAAAGTTGAGTTAGTTATGCTCCCAGTACCAGCCGCTGCTGATAAATCAAAAGATAAAGAACCGCCTCCACTTACAAAATCAATATTATTTTCTTCTAAATTACTAGCATTTCCAGAAACAGCCCAAAGACCACCGTCATCTATAACGTTTGCCTGATTAATAAGAACACCAGTATTTAAAACTGGGTCTGAAATACGGATAGTTTTAACTCCCGTGTTATGTTGTACAGAAAACTGAGGTTGAAGACTTAGAGTCTTTGAATAATCAAAAGCTCTATTATAAGTTTGGCTAAAATAGTCTTGAGAATTTCTATTTGCTTGAGGTCTTATATCTATAATTCTATTTCCTTTTAAATCGTCCGGAATATTATAATCATAAACTTGACCAAATAATGGACTCGCTAAAGGAGCTATCTTTTTTGTTTCTTGAGGATCGATATCTGCTAGTATTTGACGACCAGCTCTCTCAATAACGCCATTTATGTTTGAAATTTGATTTAAAGTTGTTCCGTGAAGAATACCAATTAAATCTTGTTTCAGATTTAATATACTGTAACTCATATATTTAAGGCGTTTATTAATTTATTTAGCTTTTCTTCCAGATAACAGTCATTTTAGAAGCACCAGCAGTAGTAATTGTTAAACCAGTAGAGATTTGGCAATTGTAATCATATTGTCCTTCGGCAATACTAGCTTTTAATACAGAGAAAGTAGTAGCAGCACCAGTTAAGCCATCACCAAGAGTAATAGCTCCCGCAGCTGTTTCGCCTAAAATAACACTTATTAACGTTCCAGGACCGGTAAACACTTGTGTGTCTGTAGCGGTCGAGATATAGGATTTTTGGTAATCAGTAGATACTTGTGACATAAATTTATTATTAAGTTATTTAATCTTTATTGGAAGCACCTCTTTGAGATGCCTCCTAAAAGTTAAATGACTCTGGATTCCGTTGAACCATCACTATATTCAACAAGAACGTGGTCTAAATCAATTATAGTGCGCTTAACTTCTTCTTTGTTATTAACTTCTTTAGCTTTTTTAGTAGCTTTTACTACTTTTTCAGCTATTTTCTTAAAAGCCATATATTTCAATTGAATTAAGTGACCTGAATTGCGATGGTCGCAGTAGCAACACGAGCTGGAGTTGCATTTAATATTCCAGTAGCAGTACCAATCTTTGTGCATTCACAAGCAACGGTATCGCCAGATAGAACAATTAAACTCTTTGTTAAAGTCGCAGAGTTAATAGCAACAGCTGGGACAGCACCTAACATATTATTCATAAAGGTGCAATTCTTTATTTCCATTAAACGTTCTAGATCATTATCAACTAATTTGATAAATGAAGTAGTCGTTCCACCGGCATTCTTCCAGAATTTACAACCGTCGAATAATACATCGCGAGATACTAAACCAGAACCAACAGTGCCAGCAGTCATTAAAACAGCCGGGCGTACTTTATCGCCACTAACTGAATCAGCTAATGAACCAAAAGTACAGTTGTAGAATTGAGCAGAATCACCATTTAAAACTAATTCAGAAACAGTATCTGAATCTAAATGAGTTGAATTGTAAAATTCACAATTTCTATAAACAGAATATTCTCCACCTTCACCAACAGTCGCAACGACTTGAGCGTCAGTATTGTTATTTAAGAACTTGATACCAGTGAAAGTATTACCAATACCAGTGTTCTTAATAGCAAAGGCGTCAGCAGTAGCAATACCATCGGCATAGTTTATTCTTGCTCTTTGGCCATAAGTACGACCATTCATATCACCAATAAAGTGAACACGAGATTTAGAAACATCTAACATCGCTGTTAATTCGTGTTGAGCATAAGTGCTCAAAACAATAACATCATCACGATTAGTAGTTACCAGACTATAAGCTTGAGCAACAGTTTTAACAGCCGTCTCCCAAGAGCGACCGTCGTTCCCATCATTACCATAGGAAGCATCAACGAAAATGACTCTCGATTGAGGGCCAACCATTGGCATACCACCTCCTAGCACCGGATTTCCCATTGAAGAAATTCCGAAAGGAAAATTTGTCAAAGACATATTAATTAAAGTTATTAAGTAAAAGTAGCGTTTAATAGCGTTTAGTTAAATTAGACAGTACCAGTAGAACCGTAAATTCCAGCATAATCAGGACAATAAACTTCTTCACGGAAATTAGCTTGGTAGAAGTAAGTTCTATTGTTAGACATTTCCCAACCTCTTAAAGAAGTCTGGATTCCTTGGCGAACTAAACGAGTGATAGCGTGATTACGAGCTAGTAAGAACCAAGCAGTATCAGAACCACCAGCAGAAGCACCTAAATAAGGTGAAGTATAAACAGTAATTCCATAAGCACTGCGATATACGTTGATATTGTTATTGGCAGTATCAGCTAGTAAAGCAGAGTCAGTAACCTCTAAGGCTTTCTTAAATAATGCAGGAGGAACAACTAAATAACTTGGTTGATTGCCTAGAATAACACCAGCCTGATCTTTCTGTTCTGCTAAAGCTACAATACCAGTGTTTAAGCTAGTCGGAGTTAAAGCAGCAGTCGTGTTATTAACTACGGTGCCACCACCAATTAGGGTGTGTGATGCACAAATAGCAGAACCATCAGCAGTTAAAGCAGTAGTAAACGCATTGCGGAAAAGTTTCATTGCATTGTCATCTTGAGTGATACGAGCTTTCATAGCCATATCAGAGACAGATTTTGACCATACGCCGTGCATATTATCCGTTTTTTGTTATTATAGAGGCTCTTTATCCTCTATTTCATTGATTTTAAATAATTTTGAGCTTTAATGACGAAGTCTTTTTTTTCTATAACCTGCAAATCCAAGTTACATCTTCGGCATAATAATCCCCTTACTTTCCCAGAAGTATGGTCGTGGTCTACACAGGGTTTAAGATTTTCAAACTTAGAACCACATATAGCACACTGATTATTTTGAATTGCTAACATTGTATTAAAGGTTTCTTTAGTTAGAGAGTAAAACTTTTCAAGTCTATGCTCAGAGCGATATTTAGCTATTCGTTCTTTGTTCCTCTGATAGAACTCTTTATATTTTGTTCTCTTTCCATTCAAATCTTCGGCATACCACTGATTATTTTTTTTTCTACATTCTTTACAAGACTTGTTTATTCTTCCTCTGTAATAATCAAAGTATTCTTCAGATTTTTCTTCTTTGCAATGTTTACATTTGATAACCATATATGTTTGATGATAATTATATAGTTATCTTATCTCATAATTATTCTTATGACAATGTTCAGACTATATCTTCACCTTTCGGTGCAGGGGTTTCTTGGATAGATTATATTCTCAAATTGAGTTTCACTATCTAGTCGTTCGACCTTCAGTAGCCATTTAGACTAAAGCTTGGTACGGGGTTGTCCTTTGGTAAGGGTTTTCCCCGTTTATCCCTGTTTTATTTATCCCCTAGACCGCAGTGCGGAAAGATAGGGAATTGTTCAACAATAATATATTTTTGAAACTTATTATTAGTTTATCGAACAAATCTTTACTCAATTCTCATTTGTTAAATCTTTTCAGATTGATAGATTGTTTCCATCTATCTCAACTAATTAGTGCTTCCCCTAGCTGTTAGGCATAGGTTTTTAGGTATTTTGTAATTTCAGTTAAAATATTTTTATTAATTTGTAATTGTTTTTCTACGTGTCCGAGAATAATATTACAACTACTACATAATAAACTTCTTACTTTTCCGTTATTGTGAGAATGGTCTATATTCGGAGTCTTCTCATTAAACGGCATATTACAAATAGCACACTTACCTTCTTGATTCAAAAACATTTTATGATATATTTCTTCAGTAATCCCGTATTTTTCTATCTGCTTTTTACGAGCGTATTTCTTTTGCCCATCTTTTCTATTAATACGATATTGCTTGACCTTATCAGGATTATTCTTTCTATATTCTTTCTGTTCGAGATTATATTGCTGTTGATTATTCAGTCTATATAATCTTTTTCTTTCGTTATCCTTTTCTCGCACCTTTTCAATGTTGTTATAATAATATTTTAAAGCTCTTTCTCTGGCGGTCTTTCTAAATGCCTCACCTTTTTCTTCTATTTGTCTAGCGACCCATTCCCTCGCTTGTTTTCTAGCTTTTTCTATATTATTTTTTCTCCATTTTTTAGATACTTCGTTGTGTTTTTCAGACATAATTTTTATATTAATTATTATGTCTTTAGTATATCATCTATTAAATCTTTTATCAAGACTATTTTTCTACAGTTGTTCAGACTATACTTTCACCCTAAACTTTAGGGGCTTCGTCTCTAGTCGTTACACCTTCCTCTTACGAGTCTTGGCTAGGTATTGTCCTCACCGAGGAGTTCCACCTAATTTACGAAGTTTTCTTGGTTACATTGCTGTAGCCTGGCACAGAAATTTTATGCTTTGTGTAAAGTCTTTTACGTAAGTCGTTAATTTGTTAGCGACCTTAGGAGTGGTAGAACCAACAACTTCAGTTTCACCAGTGTCCTTAAATAATTCAGAACCTTTAAATACTTCTTCAATATAAGCTTTGTGAGTTGTATTTAGTGGTTTGAATATAGCAGCCGTAAGAGCAGTCATTTGAGAAGGAGTAGCATTAGAATAATTAAATTCTTGGTAAAATACTCCATCCAATTCTGTTCGCACGATAGCTAAATTTTGTGCAGAAGTAAGCATATTTTAGTAATTAATTTTTAATGTGCAGCGTTTACTTTGCAGCGTTTTATTTTCTTAGTTTTTCTCTAAGCAAGAGCGTCTGATTTCAAAAGCTACTTTACCAGGATTACGAGTAATATCACTAGCGACAATTACTAATCCATCAGTAGTACCAGCAGAAGTAGTATCTACAGTGAAAGTAGTACTAGATAAATCAAAAGCGCATCTTTCATTTACTAAAGCATCATATTCAGCTTGAGTATCAATAGCAGCAGAAGATTTAGCATCACATAGGTATACTTGACCTTCTAAAGGGGTAAAAACATCTACATAACCAGCAGCAGTAGAAGTGTTTGTTGAATCAGTCGCAGCAATACCAGCAAAAGTTGGAGATGAAGTTACTGGTTCAGCATCAGCACATTTGATAACTACGGCATCTTCTGAAGCATTTAATTTAACAGGTTCACCAGCATAGATTAAAGTAGCACTGGCAGCTACTTGGTAACGCTTTGTAGGAGGTGTTGAAAATATACCACCTTCTCGCAAAGTTACATTCCCTTGAGCCATATAATTTATTAATTAGGTTGATTAGCTTTCCAATTTTCGTACACTTTATTAGGGTCTAAACCCTGAGATTTAAGTCTTTCGGCAGTAGCCGGTTCATCTACCCATCTAGCTGCTTTAGGTTCTTGGGTCTCAGTTCCATTCCCAGTAGGTGTAGTTGGAAGTCCTTGTCTATTGACAAGAGCAGTTTTTAGTTCGGAGACTTGTTTATAAAGGCTTCCGACCTCTGAAGAAGTTTCCTCCTTCTTTACTTGAGAAAGTTTTTCCTCTACTAGACGATTAACGTCAGCTAAAGTAAGTCTTTCTTCTTGATCGCCTATTTCGTAGCCTTGGTCTTTTAGTTCCTTGAGCTTGCGTTCTTTAGCGAGCATACCTTCTTTATAGTTATCTCTATCAGATTCCACCTTCTTAAGTTTCTCTATAGCGGCTTCAGCAACTGCTACAGCTTGAGAAGTAAGGTCTGGAGTAACTGGCGCTGATGTTTGAGTAGTTTCAGCAGCTACTGGAGGAGTAGAAACGACTTCCTCTAATGTTTTAGTTTCATTTTCCATATTGTTTTAGGTCGGCTTTACGACCAGGCTGATAGCCTTTATCCCACTAACAGAGCCCGATAACGCTACGAAAACGGGTCTATTAATGGAATGAAGACTACCAGAATGCGATTAATTATTTAATGTTTTTAAATATACTTATTATTTGCTTTTGAATGCTTAATGTATAAAGTAAAGCTTTCCCGAATAATAAATCATCAATTGTTACCGCTTTCTCGAACATTCTTTCTCTAGCTTGGTCATTTAAACTACCTATTATTAAAGCCCAAATTCTGGTCTTTTCAAGATATTTAGCTTCTTCTCTTATAGCTTCAGCCTCACCTTGATCAATTTTATTGCCGTCAATAAATATTTCTTTAGTTTTTGTATTTAAAGTAACAATATCTCCGACAACAACTGTCTTTAATAGACTTTTAAGTAACCAATTTTTAATTTTATTTTTAATTACCTTCATATAATGCAGTTAGTGACAATTTTTTCATCGCCATCTTCTCTTTAAGCATAATTTCTTCTACTAAACCATCTAAAATTGTATAAGCGACAGAAGTTGGTTCATTTTCTAGTAAGGTGATTAGTTTAGCATACTTTTCTACTTGCTCTTTTTGTCCTCCTTTTAATTGATTGATAAGGTTTAAATCTTTAACCTTTCTTTTCATCATCTCATTAAAGATTGCCTGTTGTACTACTGTCTTAAGAACTCCTGGAATTATTTTAGCATCTTCGACGTCATCGCTTATTTCTTTAAGGAGCGGAAAAATCTTTTCATTAACGATTTTATTAACCCTTTCAATTTCCTTTTTATTCTTGTCAGCTGCCAACTTAGCTTGTTTTGCATATTGTTGTTTAGCGTTTGCCATAGTGTTTATTTATTAGTTAATTAAATTATCTTTAACTTCTTCTTTAACTTCTTCTATGATAGGTGTTTCTACAAACTTATTTTCTGGTTCGACCTCTAATGATTTTAGCAATTCTGCCAAAGCGCTTAGAAAGTCTGGGCCACCAAAACCTTTTTCATTTATAGCCTCTAAACTCATATTCTTCAGCATTTTATTAGAATAACCATCACATACGACTTGATTGGCTATTACTTCGGTTGCGATGTCTCTTTTTAGATTAAACATCTCAGCTAGTTTTACTCTAGTTTCCTTACTTAGAGCTAACCATTCTGGAATGTATAACTGATTTTTGTCTGTCATAACGTTTTATTTTAATTTATTAAGCTACTTTTGTATTTCCTGCTACTTGAGGAAGAACAGTCTGTTTTTGAGAACCAGCCGGAGCAATTCCTCCATTAGGATTCATTTGAGGCATACCAGGTAAATTAGGCATTACTGCATTAGGATCTGTTTGCATAATAAACTTGTCTGGGTCTTTCTTAGTCTGATCATAAAGTCCTAACATTAATCTAAAAGCCTCTTCTTGATTAGCCATTGGATTAGCAATCATTCTATCATAAGCTTCTAGCCCATAAGCCTTCTCTAAGTCTTCACTCTTAGGATTCAAAACATCTGGAGTGATAGATAGTTCAAATACTAATTCTCTAAACTTACCAGGATTAACTCTATAAAGATCAGTATTCTCAAACTTGTCTTCTTGTTCTAATGTATTATAACTTTCCTTTAATAATTCATCGTCTGAGTAACTGTCTTTAAGGTTTCCTTCAAAGGCTATTTTGCGAGTCTTAGTACCTCCAGAAGTGTTTTTATCTCCTATTAAAAAAGTCTTATAAACCATTTCTCCATTTGCCTCTAATTTATCGACATCAGCAATAGTCATATACTGAATAATATCTGATAGTCTTAACTTGCCATATTCTTTAACGTGTTGAGCAATCATCTTAAGGAATAAACCAAGGACTGTGTTAGCATTTTGTTCTAATCTGCTAATTTCATAAGCTGTTTGACTTCCTTCAGGACTCGCTCCTTGTTGTTGAGGTTCTACGCTAGATTCAGCTAGCGAGCTTTCAACTTGAGTTAAAGTATTAATCCCAGAAGTCAGGTTGTTAGCGGTCTGGACTGGAGTCAAGGTTGAGGATGGATTTTCAAAAGTTGTAACTATACCCGGGACAATAACATCAGAAGTGATTGACTCTCCACCGGCATTAATCATCGGAGGCATTATAGACAAATATGTACCGTCTATAATCATTTGATAAAGATCATTAATAATTCTAGAATCTGATTGAAGTTTGAAAGCTAGAGATTTCCCATAAAAGAACTTAGGACTAATCATTTCGTAATAAAACTTGTCAAAAGGATACTTCTTATCAATACGAGGATTAGGTTCATCTGAGTCAGTCAACATTATCCCGTTATTAATGATTATTTTAAGGTCTAATGTGCGGTTCCAATAGATTATTTCTTCAACTGAATCTTGTCGGAGGTTGGCATCATATACTTGATAGAATGTATTGTTAGCATCGTTATAAATGAGCTGTATACCAGGAAAGACATATTTAAAGTTATTATATTTATCTTTATATTTAGCTTCAGCTAATGAATAAGAGATAACTTTGCGCCATATCAACCAGCCTTGCTTTTGAATATCTGGTTCAAAAGGATTCTCAATATAGAGTTCATTACAAGGCACTACATAATCTTGAAATCCTGATAAAGTATCATCTAGTATTCTTTTAGTCTTCCATTTACCATTAATCTTCTCAGTCTTTACAGTTCTGTAAGTCTCACAATATTCTGTATATCCAATAGAGGCTGGGTCAGTTAAAGCTGTTAAAACTCTTAAAAGGCTATAATGTGCGTAGTTGCTTTTATCAGCGGCCCATTCCATTAAGTCTCCAATTACTGTAGCGGCATCTCTTTGCTCGGTGTTACCAGAATCATAAGCGAATACTTTAGGAAAAATTAGTCTAGCTGTAGCGTGAGCAGCTATTGAAATAGCTTTATTTCTTACTGTCGGTCTAATAGCATTAGACCGCCAATTGTTTAAAATATCACCCTCTAAACCGTCTCCATTATTAGGTTGGTAAGTATTAAAGGACATTTGGTCATACATCATCCTAGTAATAACAGACATATCATTAAACTCTACTCTGGGCTTCTGCATAGTCAGATCTCCAAGCTCAAAGTGTTTAAGTATCATCTGAAGAACTTCTTTTTCTTCTGGAGTAGGTTGATATTTAGACGTTTCATAAACAGAAAAGATTTTGTCTGGACTTAGTTTAGTCTTAACCTTTTCTTTTATCTCGTTATTTAGCTTTAATATTGACATATTTTAGTATTACCTACACTTTAACTCCTTGAATTACATTTAAGTAAGTCTAAAGCTCAAGTGTTTATATTCATATAAATGTGACCTCCTGCTAGTCCTAATATTTCTATTAGCTCCTTGCCTAAATGCTGTCTATTAGCGTAATAACAGACGATTGTTGAAACTATTGTTTCAGTTCCCGTCCGAAGGAGTTCCGCTAAAGTCCAGCATTCAAGTTTTATTCGACTTCATTGTGATCAATTTTGATATTGCTTGATTTACAGATTCAAGTCTGGGGTCGTCAGTGTAGCGGACGTTGCCCCAAATTTTATATCTATAAACCAAGTTGAAGATTTGTTTTTTTTCGATGCCTAACCTTAAACGCATCGTTTATATTACTTTTAATAACTATACTTTCTAACTATCCCACTAGGAATAAATTGTTTAGCTGCCGGTCTAGATTGGTGAGAAGGTTGTAGTTCAAAATACATTCTCATCATTAAGGCGTCAGAGTAATCAGGACTTCTGCCTAGCTTTTCTTTTACTTCTTCTTTAGGAACTATCTTTAATTTACCTTCCTTGTCTATGTCTTTTGTCTTAACTTGCTCTAGTTCTTCTATTAAAAGTGCCTTCATTACTTGGTCATCAACCTTTATAGACATTTTACGGTTATTAACTGATTCAGCTAAAAGGTAGTAGCATTGTGTCTTTAAATTTGCATAGTTTTCTTTAATAAATGTCTTTGGATTCTCTAATGCAGTTGAATTATTAACGAATCCTTTAATTCCTCTAAGACCATCAACTACACCACCACCAACTCCGTCTTCATCTACTATTATGTGAGAATAAGGTATTTGCTCGTTCTCTGCTAAGGTTCTTAATTCTGTTATTGTTTGGTCAATACCAAATTTTTCTTTAACTATGTGTTTATATAGTTTAAATCCCTCCCATAAATAAATAACTGTTTTATCTTGTCCGTATCTAGCTATATCAGCTGTTAAGTATCTTTGATTGCTGTTCTCTACGGTGTTAGTCCAAAGGTCTAAGATAGCGTCATACTCTATTAAGGTTGAAGGATCATCGTCATACTCCCAATTGCCATACATTAAGCGTTCTCTATTAGCTTTATCTTTAATCTGAGCTAAGTTTGAACCATAATCTTCAGCAGTATGTTTATTATCTCCATATAAGGATTGAATAAAGGCAAATTCTTTCGGTAAGTCTTTATTCTTCCAAGGTTTATAAACCATTTGATATAACCAGTTCTTCTTAGGATTACAAGTTATTAATATCTTTGAAGGAACATTAAATTCTTTGTTTAAATGTCTTCCGATTCTACTCTTTAAAACATCAAAAGCTAGAAAGTCTACCTCTCCAGCTTCTTCAATCGCTCCTCCGGTGTATTCAGTAGAACCAAAACGCTCATAAAGAGGGTCAGAAGGCAGAAACTTAACATCCAATAAGTCGATTCTACTCCCATTATTAAATTCAATATAGTTGTACTGGCCATTTAAATTCCAATTAGATTTATCTATTTTATGAAATTCACAAACTTTTAAAAATGTTATATACGTTGAGCTCATCAATCTTTTAAGCTCTTCTCTAGCAATAAACCATTTACTCCCAGGATATTGAATACACTTTACCAAGAGCCATTCGCAGAGTAACCAGCTTTTCCCGCCTCCGGCGGCGCCTCCGAAGACAATGTATTTAGTATCTTTATCCTCTAGTTTATTCCAGGCTTGCTCCTGCTTTATGGTTGGAATTACTGTTAGCGTTTCCATCTTGATTTGAAATTATATTTAAAACCTTAGGTAGTTCTTTAACTTCTAGTTTAAGATCTGATTTAGTATCAGGATTACCTTCAGCCATCTTCCAGATTGTTTCTTTATCTAGCCCATCTAGAAACTCAGCTCTTTCTTTTTCTGTTTGGCTAGCAAGAAAATTACGACAATATTCCTTTAATGTGATTCCTTTAGGCCTGCCGGCGGGATTACCAGATTGACCTTTCTTAAACAACCAAGGTCTGCTATCGGACTGATTACCAGATTTCTCTTTGTTATTTAGTATGTTTACAACTTTATCTATTTGTGTTGATTCTGATTCCATAGTTATTTATCTTTTTTATCTGATTCTTTAACCTCTTCTTCTTTAATGTTTTCTTTAAAAGATTCTTTAATCTTCTTAGTAAGGATTACTCCAGCCTCAGCTGCTTCAATCCCTTTAGTCCTAATAGCAATATCTATTAAGATAAGTAAAGCATTGGCTTCTTGTTCTGTAAAAATGATTGATTTGTTCATAGCATTTAGTATTATTATTTATTAAATTTAAGTCTTGGACCTCCAACATTTGCTGCTTTGTAATCAATCTCTGGACCCGGTTTAACTTTAGAGTTTATAGCTTTTGGTAATACTTTAGTCTTTTTTTTAAAGCTTCCCATAGTTTGGGCTTTTGACATTAAGTCTCCTGGTTTAGTAGGACCTTTAATATCTAAGCGAGATTTAACAAAGTCATATCTCTTTTTGGCTTTAGAGCCGTAATCCTCGTAGTTCATAATTATATATTTAATGTTTTCCAAAATAGTCCTCGTTTGTTGTGTCTATATCCCAATCCTGTTTAGAAAGCCTATAAGCTATTCTCTTTTCCTTTAGTCTGGCTTTACGATTAGCCTCTCTGATCATTTTGTCTTTGTCTTTGTTTGTCATTGTCATTAAAGGGGTCGGCGACAGGACTAATTTCATATTGATTTTATCTCCCCAAGCACGACCCCGATATCCATCACTTGTTTATCCTGGTTATCCTCAAAGGCTCAACCTAGATAAACATTATTAAACGAAAAAACCCCTAGATTACTCTAGAGTAGTATACTGATAATTAACAAGCACTGTGTAATCATCTAATGTAATATTAGTAGAATAACTCTCTACCAAGTTCTCCTATTTTTTAGATGCTTCCGTAAAGGCGCGAGTGTATTATCTACACTAAGTATTTAAAAATAGGAAAAACTCAGAAAAGAACTATCCTGAACCATCATTAACATTATAACAAAATACAAAGCCGGTGTCAAATTGTGGATAAAGTATTGACAAATCTAATAGGTATGATAGAATAGAATTAACTAAATAAAAACTCCTATGAAGTACTACAATTTTAAACTAAGAACGCAGAGCTTTCCCTCATCCGTAAAATCGGGTGGCAGCCGTAGTACGCTGATAGGAGGGGAGAACTTTGCGTTTTTTGTTTAAAAGATATGGCCTCACCTCAAAAAGAAAATGGATTTATCCCAATAGCTACAGAAGTCTTCGAGGCTCTCTGCGGTATTAGAATATCCGGAGAAGCTAGACAATGCCTTGATGTTATAATCCGAAAAACCTATGGATTTCAGAAGAAAGAAGACAAAATAAGCCTATCTCAATTCTGTCTGTTGGCAAAAATGCCAAAGCAAGAGGTATGCCGTTCTTTACGAAAGTTAGCTAAAATGAATTTAATTATTGTCAAAAAAGCCAACGATAACATCACTTTATATAGATTTAATAAGGACTTTGACGATTGGAAACCGTTGGCAAAAAAGCCAAAGGTTATAAATTCGTTGGCAAAAATGCCAATCACTATAGGCAAAAATGCCAAAGCGTCGTTGGCAAAAATGCCACACACAATAGATACTACTACAATAGATACTCTTACAATAGATAATATTGCGGAGCAAGCTCCGCTAGAAGTAATTCCAGACCTTTTAAAGGATAGTCAAAAGCATATCCAGATTATAGGGTTATTTGCTAGAGCTAAGAAAATAGACTTCTCCGACAGAGAGCAACAAAGATCATTTATCCGCCGTAATCTGCGTGCCGCCCAAAACCTTAAAGCTTATAAACCTTCTAGAGTTGCCGAGGTAATGAAATATCTAATTGACAACGCCGAATTTAAATGGACTTTAGAAAGCGTGGGTAAATACATTGATGACGATTTAACTAAAATAAATAATAAATCTAAAATAGAAATAATATGAAAACAATTTTTTATTCAAAAGACGCTCAATTTGAATTAACAGACGAAGAATATCAAAAATCATTACCTGTTTGGGATGAGGGCAGAAAGTGTTTCATATCTCGTTTAAATGTTAGCCTATCTCCTTTGTATATTTGGGCTGGACAAAAACCAATAGATGATACTAAACGTATTTTACACGACGGAACTCGTGCTATTAATAAATTCGGTCAATGGTATTTAGAAAATAACCCTGATATTAAAATAGACGAGAGATATTATCCGGAGTTATTAAAAGATTTACCTAACGAAACGACAAAAAACCTAGAAAACAGCGAGTTTCATAAAATTATTATGAAAAAATTTCCTGAATAATAGTAAACGGTATGGTAATCTATAGTCCTCAAAACAAGTTTCGTTTAATACATAAGAAATCTGGCAAGATATTCTCTATTAATGAAAATATCACTTATTTAGATTACGACGAAACTAAGTTCAATAAAGAAAACCAACAAAATAACTTATTTATTAAATATTAAAAATGAAAAAAAGACCATTTATCTTTAAATCAGCTAGACCTATGTTTTGTTCCGGCTGCGGCAAAAGAATAAGAGTCGGTTCTTTTGTCTGGGTGACCGGAATGGGTTTTAAATGTTATAAATGCAAATAATATGAATGAACCAATTAGTGAGCCATTAAGAATGATAATTTTTTGGCTATTAGGAGTGGCAATTTTAATTACTTTTATTAGTCATCCATCTAAAGATGATTAATAAAATCTTAACTATATGTCTTTAAAAGAAAAAGTAAAATTTATACTTGAAAAGCATCCAGATAGCCGCAACAGCGATATAAAATTATGGCAACTTTTAATATGGGAGTTTTATAATTCTAAGATAGTTGAGAGTAAAGATGGAGACAAAGCTATCAAAATGAAAGAACTATTTGATCTGCCAAGATTTTCAGATTGCCAGCGTTATAGAGCAAACGAAAATGCTAAACATATATTTTTACCAACAAGCGAAGAAGTTTTAAAACAAAGAAAGATTAATGAATTTTGGTGGCACACTGATATGAGTCCATCTAATCCAAGCAGGGGATAAAAATAATATGAATACAAACAAAAAGTATCAAATAATTTACGCAGACCCAGCCTGGTCGTATAACGACAAGAAATGTAATGGTAATGCTTCAGATCACTATCAAACAATGAACATTAAAGATATTTGTAATTTACCTATAGGTGGGGGGCAAGGAATAGCTGACGATAATTGCGTTTTATTTATGTGGGCAACTTATCCAATGCTAAAAGAAGCTTTATCGGTAATTGATGCCTGGGGTTTTAAATATAAGACTATTGCCTTTCAGTGGGTTAAATTGAATAAGAAAAATGGAAAACCTTTTTTTGGCTTAGGAAGATTGACCAGAGGAAATACGGAGTGTTGCTTATTAGCAGTTAAAGGAAAGCCATCAAGAATTTCTAATTCGATATTTCAATTAGTTCAGACACCAATAGAGGGCCATAGCAAGAAGCCAGACATAGTTAGGGATAAGATAGTTGAATTAATGGGCTATCTTCCAAGAGTAGAACTATTTGCTAGACAAAAAACAGAAGGTTGGGATGTATGGGGTAATGAAGTAGAAAGTGATATTAATTTAATTAACTAAAAATAAAACTATGACTTACATCGTAAAGGGAAGGTTTGCTCCTGACGCAACTTGGCAAGAAAACTTTCCAAAAACAATTAAATGTAATTGCGGAGGAAAGGCGCACTTAGTATTTACTTATTTTGAATGATTACCAATCGAAAAGAAAAAAGAACAATTTATTTGTGACAATCCGCCAAAAGGATTAAAGAAAAAAGACCTGTGGTTTCACGATTGTTGCGCTATTGCTAATTATGCTTGTGTTAAGTGCCTAGAAATAACGGCATTAAATAATCAAGCATAAAATATGATAAAAGAACAAACTGTTGGCAGCGTAGGAGAAACACTATTTATTAATTTTCTTAAAAAAAATAATATTAAGTTTACAGACTTAAGAGATCATAAAAAAGTAAAAATAATTAAAATAAATGGCAGAAATAAGCAAGGTGCCTATTCCTGTTTAAGAATATTACATACTCATCCATTTGATTTAGTTATTAATAAACTAAACATTGAAATAAAAACATCTACTCTACATAAATGGGATAACAAAGTTACATTTGGTTGGTTAAAGAACGACAGAAAAAATATTGATTATGTCGTTGGGATAGTTATTAATAAAGAAAATAAAATATTAAATTTTTTATTATTTAATAATAACTACGTTAATGTTCATCCAGCATTTTCTGCACGATACAATGATAAATTAACGCAAATAATAGCAAAAAAAGAGCTAATAAAGTTATTAACAGTTTAGACTATTGACAACTACGAACCTGTTTGTTATACTACTAATGTAAGTTATGAGAGCGGTAGTAGAAAGCTACATAGCGAGAAATCAAAATAAGAAACTCTTTACTTCGCTCTCATTTCTCTAAATATAATTAAATACTAATATGTATAACGAATTAATGATTGCACAACTTAATAAAGAAAAACTAGAAAAAGAAATCTTATGCGAAATGGTTGGTCAATCTTTATTTGACGCAGACCTAGCTCAGACCTCTTACTTAGCAGAGTCAATGAGAAAGGCTTATAAAGTTTCAGATTTAACAGTAATGATATGAGAGAACCAATATCACTAAATGAAATAGGAACTCTAAGAAGTATTTTTGCTGACAAGGTATACGCAGAGCATATGATTAACTTCGATATGAGCAACCTAGACGATGTGCTTAGAAGTTTAAGCAGCGCTCAATATCGATTTATACTTCATCTTTTATCAGTTAAGAAATGGATTACCATAAAACAAACACTAAGTAAAAATGGTTTAAGAAATAAATAATATGAAAGTATCAAACTGTTGTGGCGCAAGTATGAACTCTATGTGGCAAGACTATAAAATGTGTCCAGATTGTCACGATCATTGTGAAGCAGTAGAAGAGGAAGAAGATAACGCAACATTTTCAGAACACTTAGAGGAAATTAAAAATTAAAATAGTATTTAGCTCAGGTGGTAGTAATAATTAATAGGTTTACTGATTAGATTTCCTATTAGTTGGGGATTACTACCACAAGAAGTAAATATTAAAAAGATTTGAAGCATCTTTGCTAGACTTAAGAGATTAATTTATTAATCTTAAAGTCAAATTTATGAAAACAAAAAAACTTAAGTGTAATCCGTTCTTTTATGTCCTAATCTTAACAATTCTATTCGGAGCCACACAAGCTCTTACCTTAAAAAAAGTAGTGGAAACGTATAAAGTATCGGAAAGAATAGAAAAGGCTCAAATTCAGGCTCCTGTGGCCTTACAGGCTACATCTAGCGTGATAGTTAAAGAGGTTAAGCTTATAACTAATAATCCTGATGTAGAGTTTCAAATTAGAGCTATTGCTGATGAACTTAATTTTGAATGGCCGGACTATCTTGTTAAGCTTGCTAAATGCGAATCAAGTATGAATCCTAAGGCGGTGAGTAAGCCTAATAGAAACGGCTCAGTAGACAGAGGATTATTTCAATGGAATAGTAAGCTACCGCCTCTAGAAATAACTGAAGAATGCTCCCTAGATATAGACTGCTCAACTCGCAAGACAATAGAAGCAATAAATCTAGGCAAACAACATCATTGGATGTGTAACAAAATAGTTTTAAATAAATAATTAAATAAAAACGTATGTCAATTTACAAAATCAAAGGAATTAATACTAAAGGAAAACCTTTCCAGGGTGTACCTCAGTTAGGAATCTTATTAGACTATAAAGGTGAGGAACGCTGGGTCAACGGTCCGAGAACCGGAGACGCAGTTAACTGGATTAAAGGACAAGACATTGATATTGATATTATGCCTAATGGTCAGTATTTAAACTTTACGATTAAACAAGGAGGAGCGGCTACTGCTAATAACAAGCTCGGCGCTCAAATTGCTACAGTTAAACAAGAAGACGATGTATTCGGCAAATGTAAATTCGGTTTTTTACAAGAAGCTTTTACTCCTTTCTTAAAAGGAGAGCTTATGATGAATATTGAAGACATAGAACATCAAGCTGAAGAGTTTACTAAAATGGCAATGAGAAAACTTTAATATGACAAAGTCTGAGTGGCATAAGCTTGACAAGAAGTGTGAGGTAGCTTGTAAAGACGATAAAGGTTGGCGATGTGAGATTTGTGGGCGGTCGAAAGAACAAGGTTATCAGATTCATTGGCACCACTTCATTGGTCGCACTCATACTTCTTTAAGATGGGTTATGGAAAATATATTCGTTGTATGCTATGTCTGCCATAAAAAATTTGAAGAAGATCCTCAATGGGCAGTGAAAACAGGAAAAGATATGCGTGGCAATAAATGGTACAATCTTATTAATCAAATCAAATTCAAAATAAACCACAAAGATTTTAAAGAGAATTTAGATTTAATGGATAAGAGTTTAGAAAAAGTATTAAAAAGTTATGGAACTAAAGAATCAAAGTCCGGGTCAACTCGCTCAATCAAGAATAGTAATAGCCGATAACTATGGTCGTTTAGGTGAGAGAGCGGTTGAACTTATGAGATTAAGAGCTTTATATTATCAAAGTTTTAGAGACGAGGTTAAATCTGACGCGGCTTTAGAAAGGAAGTGGGAGCTCACTAATGAAGGTTTGGAGCTTATGGAAATTAAAATGAAGCAAAGAAGTCTTGAACATAAACTTTCAGCAATACGCACACTTTTGGAAGTTAAGAATAACGAATCTAAAAATCAATACTAACATCAATCTTAATTGGTGGCTAGTAGCGAGAGAAAGATGAGTGGCTGTTTGTTCAGCACGACCAATCAAAAGAGTTGTCTAACTGTGATACGGTTTGATTCCGAAGCAGTTAATAAAAACACCTAAACCTATAGGGCAGACAAACTTGATGGCGGTTGCGGTGCGAGGTGAAGCTTGCTGGGAACGATAATCCCAGCCTCATCTTTCTTTCACTATTGGTAAATTAAATAATATAAATGTATGTTTGTTAGACCAAATAAAACAGGAAAGCAAAATCAGACAGATAAGATAATGACTAGGGAAAATATTGCTATTAAAATTATTAAACATTTTAATCCATCTGAACTTATATTAGAACCATGTCGTGGTAATGGAAGTTTCTATAATAATATTAAAAGTAAAAAGGACTGGTGTGAAATAGATGAATGTAGAGATTTCTTTGATTATGATAAAAAAGTAGACTGGATAATAACAAATCCCCCCTACTCTATTTATGATAAGTTTCTTTTAAAGGCATTCGAGGTAGCAGATAATGTAGTGTTTCTTGTTCCGTTAGCTAAAGCATTTAAAAGCCAAAAGATAGATAAAGAGATAGAAAAATATGGAGGACTTAAAGAGATATTAATGCTCGGTAGCGGTGGCAAGATAGGTTTTCCATTTGGTTTCCCTTGCGGTTGTCTTTATTATAAAAGAGGATATACAGGAGATGTTAAAATAACTAGAATGTATAATTAAATAGTATTGGTAAATTGTTTTTATTTAAGGGATATGGTAAGTGATAAGACCGATAGTTAATGTTTATCCTTATCAAATTCCAAACTATCAACCCCAACCCATACTAATGCCTAATGGAACTTGGCCTTATACTAATCCGATGCCATTAACTACTTGCTAATCACTAACTAACATTAAATAATATGAGAGAGAAAGAAGCAACTCAAAACGAGAGAGAATTAAGCTTATTAAGAATGGTAATATCTAATTTATTTCAGATTGAATGTAAAGACTGGAAGTCAACAGAACACAGAGCCTTCGCTATCGGAAGACTTGAAGGAATGATAGAATATAAAAGTTTAACTAACCAATCTCACAACTAAGTGAGGGGTAATATATAAAAAATATGAAAACATTACAAATTAGCGATGAAACTTACGCTAAAATTAAAGACCAATTATTAAGTGAAGAAAAACTTGATATTGGTAAATTAGATGACTTAATAGGTAAAAATCTTTTTATCAGAACAGTCACTTATCATCTAGTTGGTAAATTAACAAAGATTATTGGTAGTATATGGAAATTAGAAGATGCTTCTTGGGTAGCAGATAGCGGAAGATTTATGAATGCTATTAAAAATGGTTCATTAAGTGAAGTTGAACCTGTTGGTGATGCTTTTGTAAATTCTAACTCTATTGTTGATATTTTTCCTTGGAAACACTTATTACCAAAAGAACAGAAGTAATATGTTTATTTATTTATCAAATTATTTGTCTAGGTCTGGGTCTTGGTCTAGGTCTGGGTCTAGGTCTGGGTCTTGGTCTAGGTCTAGGTCTAGGTCTTGGTCTTGGTCTTGGTCTAGGTCTAGGTCTGGGTCTTGGTCTAGGTCTAGGTCTGGGTCTGGGTCTAGGTCTTGGTCTTGGTAATACTAAGTGAGAGGTAATATATAAAAAATTGTATGGAAGATATGAAATTAAAAATATTATTTAGAATTCCATTTACCTTATATTTTCTGGCAGTAGCTGAATTAAGAAATTTTGTTACGTTTAAAAGAAAAAGATTTTTATGCTTAGCTGTAAAAGAATTTTTAGATTATAAGCACGAAACAAATTATTATTTTACAGAAATATCAAGACATAAGCATATTGAACAAAAACATTAACAATCCCCCCCTGCCAACCATAACCAGTCGGCAGCACTACGGTTTAAATTGATAGCAAAGCTCCTTTGTGTGGTTTCTATCAGTAGTGCGTGTGTAATATACCGAATAAGCACAAAACAAAAGTCTTGGTCTTTAAGTGTCGACCGTTAGGACGACATATTGGTCAAATTTCTTTGACGACAAGATTTCCGTGAATATCTAAGACGAATAAGCGGACTAATTAGTAATTATATGAAACCTTTATTAAAAGTAGAAGAACATACAAGTGGTAGTTTACCTCACGAGCCAGTGATTACAATTAAAACTTGGCAGGAGAGATTTGATGAGGAGTTTAGTTATCTTGGTCCAGTGGGAGAAATGGATATTATTAAACAATTCATCTCCGACCTCCGTAAGAAAGATTTAGAAACTATTACAGATATATTAATGACTAACAGCAATGTGCTTAATTCAATAGATTTAATTAAAGAGTATTACAAAGAATAATTGTTTCCTGTTTTGAGATGAGATGTGTGTCGGACTGTGAGCCGTTATAGTCTTGCCGATTGATAATTAGGATGCTGGAACTAAGACCAGTTATTATCAGTGGTCTAATACATACTGAATTGTATTCTATGGTTCTGTGCCTAACAGCCAAGTTCACGAAGAAGCCCTGCTAGTCAAACCTAGCCACAGCTCATCTTGAAAGAGTAAATAATAAGTCAGAATTAACTGGCAATAATATAAAAATATGAAAAAGAAAAAAAGTACGTTAGGTTCTATTCTATCAATTATTGGTATTATAATTATGGCGTTAGCATTTTTAGGTAACTTAATGGTTATAGAAGAAAATCCAACGGCTCTTATTTATACATTAATTTTAGTTGCTATTTGGCTTCCACTTTGTATTATTCATTTAAAAGACTAATATGACGATACAAGAATTCGCTGTCTTAGGAGGTAAAGCTTCTGTTAAGGCAAGGTTTAAAGGAAAAACAAAAAAGCAGATCTCAGAGATGATGTCTACTGTAAGAAAAAAAGGTATTAAAAAAAGAGTATGAAAACTCTTTTTTTATAATATATTATCTTTTAAAAATTTTGTTTAGGAAGTTGTTCCCATTCGTTATTAGTTATTTGTACACCATTTTCTCTTACTTTATCATCTAAGAGAGCTAATGCTCCTCTATCAATTGAATTAAAAACGAATAGTTTTTCTTGTAAAACTCTACCAAACGCACCAGAATTAGAGTTTCTTACCCACTTTTTATCGTTGTCTTTTAGCCATTTATTTGTATCCATAGATATGTTATTAATTGTTAGTTTGAAAGACATCGGACTATAAGTATAGGCTGGATCATATCGTTTGTATCTTTGCCAATAAGTATCATCTATTTCGTTATATAAGTTATTTTTATAAACACATTTAACAGCGTGATTAGGAGTTCCTTCTGGTTTTAAGATGTCTTCTGGATTATTATAATCTGCATATTTAACAGTTACTTGAATTGGAGAGTGTTTAATTGCTTCTATAAAGTCAGTAACCCATTCAAAGTTAATTGTGAATCTCTTTCTAAATTCTGCGGCTAAAATCCGCATATTAGTCGTTATAAATTTAGTGTCAATATTATCATTAAAGTTATCTGCTAAAGGAAACATATCTTGTGGGATAAGACCGTTGTTATTTATGGCATTAGCTACTTTAAACTGATAAGCTCCTTGATTAGTGGTTCCTCCAAGTGTTCCTATAAATCTTTCATTAAAGTTTATAAATCCGTTTTTAAAATATCCATTATCTTGTAACCATTTTACATTATCAGGAGCCATTAAACCATTAGCTATATAGTACATAAACAACGACCCAATACAATCTAAAGCAGAGTAAGTAACACAAAATAAAGTATCATAAGTTCCAGTCCATTGTATTTCGTGTTCTATTTTATAATCTTTCCAGTCTGATACGTTTATATCTGGAACTATTGGACTATTTGCGCCTTGAAACCAATCTAGTTGTCCAGTGCCTTGTAAGACACCATTTTTTATTTCTTCCATATAAAATTAAAGCAACTTATAAAACAACTAATAATATAAATAACTGTCGCTATGATAATCGAATACCAAGTATTATCAGTTAAATTAATAGCTAATAAAAATGTAGCAAAGAAAATAATATAGCACCAACACATATTTTAAATTTATTGCTTGTTAGAAAGCCCTTTTAATGAGGGGCAAGCTCCTAGAATCTTAACCACCTGAAATCTCCGTTCCAGAAAGTATTAACTAAATAGTTGATAATCTCCTCTGGAGTTTTATTGGCAAATAACTGATGGTAAAGTTGGTGTTCGTGTTCTGGCACCATACAGATGTTGTAATCTTCATTAATTAATTCTGGATAACGACTTCTGCACAAAATATGATGCTTTGTTAACTTGTTCTGATGCTTACGGTGGCTCACGACTCACTCCTTTCTCCGATAGAGAGTGATCCTCCCTTTCCGGTTAAGTGTCTTTCGTCAGCCCAGTAAGATTGAACAATTTCCTCGGTCTTTGGGTAATACAATAATCTTTGATGACCATTACGCCAGATTTCGCAATCACTGAATTTCATTCCGGTGTCAGTCCAACCCTCTACTTGAAGGCAGGCCTTACTTTTTTTTGCTCTTCCCATTGTGTCTCCTTTCAGTTTTTTTCAGCCGCATTACAAATGTAACATTTTTCTTCATATTCTTGGTATCCCCCTACTAAAGCTAATAATAGGTTTGAGCAGTAAATCGCAGTAAGTGCTGATTCTTCAACGTGGAGTAATTGTCTCCACATTACATCTCCGTCTTTTGAAAGAAACTTTACACACTTACACTTAGGACATCTAATTACAACCACGTGAACCTCCTTTCTTAATTATTAATGTTTAAAAAGAACTTATATTTATTTTTCTAAACTCTTAACTCTACCATCGACTTCGGCTAATTTCTGCATTAAAATATATTCCTTTTCGTTTAATGCTTTTATAACATCTGAATTTTCTTGTATCTGTTTTGTCATTGTTTCCATATGAGCTATATGGTTTTGCTTTATCAATACAACGTCTTGTTTAATATCATAATACGGAGCAACAACGCCGACTAAAAAGATAACAATTCCAATTACATACTTAACCTCAGATGTTAAGATCCTTTTAACAATGTTTTCTGTTTGGGCTTCATTAGCCGTATTGTTTAAATTCTCCGTCATATTTTTATTTTACGTAAACGGAAGTTATCACAAACTTGCGAATTGCGTTTACAATGATTGAATTAACCGCTACCACAATAGGAGTGTAAGCTCCAAAATCAAATCCTGGTATTTCTTGTTCTAAATAAGTTGCTAAAGCACCAAGTAAAGCAATACCAGCACCGATAGCAATTCTTTTTAAATCTTGTTTAATTAGTGTCCAGTTAGGACTAAAGATGTTTTTCATATTATAAGTTTTTATCCTCTAAAGCTTTTGCCTTTCAGGCTGCTTTAGCGGTTTCTATGTTAGATTTAGAAAATGTCATTTTATCAACGTCTTCTAGTTTAGAAACTCTTGGAAGCGGAGCCACATAGGCTTCGTCTCTAATTTCTAATTCTGCGATTAGTTTTTCAATTGTTCCTTCTTTGTCAGCTTTTTCTTCTTCTGTAAAAAAGTGCTCGAGATAAACTGGGTTATTTTCTGAATTGATACAGATAAATAAGCTGTCTCCTTGCTCTTCAAATCTTGTGATTTTATAAGTCATATTATTTTATCCCCCAATGGGGTGTTTAGTTATTAATTAAAGAGTTGTAAGAATTTAGATAAGTCAGCTACTAACGGCTCATAAGTAATAACAATAAGACCTTGTATACCATTTCCGCCTCCTCCTCCGCCGCCTCCTCCTCCACCGCCACCATAATTACCTCCATTTTTCCCTTTTTCACCATAACCAAAATTAGAACTACCTCCACCGCCAGAACCATAAGAAGCAGACCATTCTGTTCCATTTCCACCATTAGAACCAGCATTATTATCTCCACCTCCAGCTCCTCCATATCCATTATCTCCATTTCCTCCACCAGCAGCCCGACCAGTTCCACCTGGTGTTAATTTTTTTCCATCTACTCCATTCCCATTTAAGCCTGCTGCGCCTCCGCCTCCGCCACCAGCGCCACTGCCAAGAATATCATAATTTCCTCCATTTCCACCAGAATATTTTGTTGTTCCAATACCAGAAGCTGCTGCTCCACCAGTTCCTGGAGTATAACCAGACCCAGAAGAACCGCCTTTAGCACCAACACTTGAAGCAGCTAAATTAGCGCCATTAAACCAAGTATCACCAGCAACTCCACCAACCTGGTAAGTTATAGAATTTCCAGGAGTTAAATTAATATCTTCTTCTAAAGAATAACCTCCTCCGCCGCCTCCTCCTCCACCATAAGCAGCAGACCCACCATTTCCTCCGCCACCAATACATTCAATAGAATTATTAGAATCATTCCAGTCTACTGGAACTGTCCAAGAAGTTCCCGAAGTTAAATATACAACTGTTGCCATATAATTAAGCTTCCTGAGCAGATGCTACGCATCCCCATTTAGAAGTTACTGTGTCATAAATAAATCCGACAGTTAAGACTTTTGAGATAACTGTGGTCGTTGGTAAAGCTACACCTTTTGCTTCAAAACTAGCCCCCCAAGTAATACCTCTGGCAGTACCATCGTCTTTTATTCTAATAATAAGTTTTTGAAAGTTAGTTGGTGTTCCACTTAAATTAGTTGTCATTGACGAAATAGCCTCAGCTTGTGCGGTAATAGTTACAGCGTCACAATTGTCAGTATTAATAGTCGGAGTAGCGTGAGAAGTAATTGTAGTAATGCGAGATGTAATTCTCTTGTTAGTTAAAGTCTGGGTGTGTGCTTCAAAAACAAAAGTATCAGTTCCAGTTAATAAAGGAAGTGTAATAGTTCTATCTGCTGTTAATTCTGAAACAGCTAAAACATATTGATGGTCAGCTGAGGTATCTTGTATTTCTAAAGTTTTTGGTAAAATAACTGTTCCAGTGAAGGTTGGATTAGCAGACGGTGCTTTATCACCTATTTGTGTTTGAATAGCACTTGTAACGCCTTTAACGTAAGCTAATTCAGCTAATGAAGGATAAGTAGCGACCGGAGCAGATACAATATTCTTACTTCCGTCTGTGATTAAGATTTCACTAGCAGTTAAATAAGACCCTGTAATAGAAGTAGCGAAGGTCGGAGCTGTAAGAGGAGCTTTCAAATCTAAAGCTGCCTTAGTAGCTTTAGCGCTTGGTATTGTGTCGTCATTAGCACTTACACTTGACAGGTCAGAGTCAATAGCAATAGCGGCAATAGCTCCACCAGTAGCCCGACCGACAACGGTTTGTTCGGTTACAGTTAAAGCGGCCGGAGTATTGTCAGAAGTAGCATATAATACAGAGTTAGCGTCATAAAGAGCTTTAGCTACATAGTTAGTTGCTGTTTCAGAAGCCATTGTTCCTAGGGAAAGAGCAGTCGCTAAAGTTCCACCATTTATAGTTGGGAGATTAGTAAGCTCAGCATCTACTGCCCAGAGTTTAGTTACCTTTCCAGCACCAGTAGCACCAATACTTCCAGTCATTGTTAAATTGTTTGCTCCTAATGCTAAATCACCTCCTGCTAAAGCTAATGAATTACCAGTTTGAGTAAGAGTTAAATCTCCACTATCCCAATTAATAACAGCACCTTCAGCTAAGAATAAATCAGAGAAAGCAGTTCCGGCTTGACCAAGATAAGCCCCGTCATTAGCATCAGGCATTAATCCAGTATTAACTGTTGCTATTGTAAATACACCAGTAGTTGGAGTAGTAGCACCTACTGTTCCATTTATATTAATTGAAGCAGTTCCAGTTAGATTAGTAACAGTTCCTCCGCTAGGTGTTCCTAAAGCACCGTTAAACAAAACAGGAGCACCAGCAGAACCAATATTTATTGCTAGCGCAGTTCCGACACCAGTTCCTAAACCAGTTATTCCTCCGACAGCAACCGCACTTGCTGTCCCAGCGTTTCCAGTTACAGAACCAGCAATTGCGTTAGTTACTTCTAAATCTGTAAACCAACCTTTTAATACTCGTGTCCCAGTAGCACCTAGAGAAGTAGCCATTATTAAATCACCTCCTGCCAAAGTCAGAGTATTAGCCGAGTGAGTAAGAGTAACGTCAGCTGTTGAAGGAGCAGAGTTAAAAGTAATAACTGCACCACTTCCTAAGAATAAATCAGACCAAGCTATTGCTGTCGTTCCTAAAGCGTCTGTGTTATCAGTGTCTGAAACAAGAGTTGTATTAATAGCGACTGAAGAGAGATTATCTAAAGCAGTTGTAGCACCTCCACCTGCCCCTGAATCTGCCCAAACTAATTGACCTGGGTCATCGTCCCACATTAAATACTTATCTGCTCCTGGGTCGGCTGGAAATACTGCATCAGCACCACCGACTGCGTGAGAAGCTGCGTGAGATGTTGGAGCTGTATCTGTATAAGCAAAAGTTTTTCTTGTAGTTCCACTTGGAGTGAAATATAAATTAGTGCCGTCATATTCCATTGCACCTGCTTCTCCTGTTGTTAAGTTTGTCCCACTTGTAAACTTCAAAGGTGCTGTGCTTGCTGTAGCTGTGCCAGCTTTTATGTGAAGGACTGCTGTAGGGCTAGTCGTCCCGATGCCAACGTTACCGTTATTTAAAGCTAGATAAGTATTCCCGGCTAACTGTAACGCCCCATAGTTGGTAGCATTAAAATTAATAACTGCTGCTCCCCCACCATCACCTACTTTTATATTACCTAAAACATCTAATTTAGAGCCTGGGCTGACCGTCCCGATTCCGACGTTGCCGCTATCTAACATTGTGACCAATGCCGTTCCCGATGAGTTCTGCGTCTGTAAGCCAATTCCTGTTGTCGTTCCTGCACCTTTGATTACTAACTTACCGCTTGGTGCCGTCGTCCCAATCCCAACATTACCGCTAGAAACGGCCAGTCCATTTGTAAGAGTAGTCATGCCTCCAACTGGCAAACGTAATACAGTCGTGCCAGCTTGCATATTAATTGGAGAGTAAGCAGAAGTTGTTCTGTTGTAAGCAATAAAATAGGCCTCTACGCCAGAAATACCGAGTTCGGCCGCAAGTCCTGACCCAGCAGTAAACCATCCCTTGAATCTTCCTTGCCCAGTTTCTGCAACTATATCCCCTCCGGAAACAGCTAATTTAGCACCCGGCGCCGTTGTCCCAATCCCGACGTTGCCTGAATTAAGTATTGTTAGAGCTTTAGTAGCACCATTATTCCCTACAAGAAAGTGCATATCAGCTCCTGTTTCACCGACACCTGAAGTAGTTTGAAGTGTGAGGTCTGCTGTTGTAGCTGTGCCACCGATTACTTTAGGGGTAGTTATTTGAGTAGTAAAAACAGGCGAGTCTAAACGAGAAAATACACCAGTCCCACTTCCTGTATATTCAGCAGAAGTTAAATGATAATACTCATTAGTAGTCCCACCTTGCAAGCCATTTAAGTTATTATGGCTACTTGAAGATATGGTTGTTCTTGAAATTGTTTCACTTCTCCAGTCTACATAATCATCATTGTCGGCAGTGTCTACTATACGAGCTTTAACTGCATTATCATAACCATCGCCAGTTTGAAAG